TTAGGTCTTAAGCAATATAACCATTACACTCACGCCGTATGTGCCCGTTCCACTTGTCGAATTAAATAATGTTCCGTTAAAAGTTCCACCAGTATACCGTATTGCTGCTGTATAGCGGCTTGGCAACTGTGGCGTGAATCCTATTACAGTATATCCGGCAGGTGGGGTATATGGAACATCAAAGCCGCTATGATACGATCCTGCCGCTATAGTATATGACCCTAAAGACACCGTAACCGACTTTATTAAATTATCATTTATTTCACTAACTGTTGTATCTACTACTGTAATCTTATCATTTAAAACTTTCCCCTGACGCGCATCTAGAACTGACCCACTAACCGTTGTTGTTAAATTATCAGCTACTGCTTGACTTGCTGCATTGCCAATTATCGGTGTATTGGATAAATCACTATAATTACCGGTAAATGCAACAGCCTTTAAATCTGTGAAATACTTTTTTATCTTTCCTAGTATGACGGAAAAAATCTCGCCTGTATTTATGTTTGCCCTAACTGTTGCTTGGCTAAAAGTTATCGGAACTGTTTCAATATTTTCTATACTCCCGGTATCTCCTTTTGGGCCTTGGGGGCCGGTATCGCCTTTTAGTCCTTGGGGGCCGGTATCGCCTTTTAGCCCATTGGTTTTTAATTCCTCTACTTCATTAATAGCTTCCATAAGTGCCATAAATTCATCTTTAGATTCTATAGCTGAATTCGAGATAATGTTTCTGTCGACCACAAGCGAGAATTCAAATGTAGTTACAATATCGTTTCCAGATACTATTTGCACTTGACAACTTACTTTTCCTACAACAGCTAAGATTTGTGTTGTTAAATCTACACTAATAACCTTGTTATTAATAACACAGTTGTTATAAACTTCTGTCTTGTCCGGTTTTAATGCATAAAGTCTTGCTGCTGCCCCTGTCGGAATTGTCATATCAGTTATTACAAAATCAATACTCCGTCCAGAATCAGCCTGTACAACCGGTATTTTTTCCATCAATCCCTTACTTGCTACTTGTATTACTACTGTCCTTAGTGCTTTCATTGTTTGTCACCTCCATCTATATAACCTCTTTCAATCGCTTCTTGCCATGTAATACTCTTACTGAATTCAGCATTGTAACTATCAGGTGTCTGCACATCTGTAATTACCTCGCTATTTTTGTCCGCGTTTCCCATTTTATCTCCTTCCTAATAGTTTGTAGAATTAGTGGTCCAACCTGTTATAAGTCCATCGGATACCGTTATATTAACCCTATCGATTCTGGTTATGTTTCCTCCTGACCATCCCAATCCACTTATTACGTTCAAAGTTCCAGATACCGTATTCAGATTCCACTTCTTCACCAAACCATTTTCGATCGTTACACCTTCTCCGGCATTTCGAAACATGGTTCCTGATGCTGTATTGCGTATCCATGGTGTTGCATTTGGTGTATTAGAGTCAAAGGATAGGATTGTTTTTACATTTCCATTGGTTCCGTCTTTAGAGTCCCACCCAAGATAAAGCATATCACCAATATCACAATATATACCTACTGCGCATCTATCCTCGCTTCTCAGCCGCAAGGCACTAACACTTCCCACATAATTTCCGCTTTCCTCCCAGTCGTAAAAATTCACACTGTTATTTCTGATTTCAACCGAGGGATAGCCGGTATTACTATATTGCTTAAAAATACCCTGAAACTGCATCTCCCCCGTATCAAGATTCCACCAACTTTTACCCTTTTTATCTGATATCAAGCCTGTCAAGATTGCGTCAGCTATCACGCCATTTGCAGTTACCGCCGTTGTCCAGTCCCACTCCCGGCCATCAGAAGTGCGCTTATTCGCAATTTGGAACCCTTGCGTTCCAAGGCTCATTGCCCCATACAACTCACTATCTGGGTCTATATCTTCAAACAATATTGCCCGCACATCTTGTTTTTGCGCCATATTTTTTTGATACCGCAGTTGGGTATTCATAGCATCAAGAATACCAGATAGCCTTTCAGCCATCAAAGTATTATCCTCTGTATTTATTACTTTCTGGGCTGCTTTAACAGTCTTGGCAACATCACTTAAATAACTATATTCTGCATTACCTATAATCAGTGACAGCGGTCTGCTGGCCATACAATCCCATTCTACTTTTATAATCCGCGCCTTTGTTTCAATCCCCAGCTTACTATGAATGCAGTGCACCGTATCTCCTAAATTAACGGTTTCTAAAGTGGCATAATCTTCATAATCTTCTGTATTAGCCAGATCAATCATCTCAACTTCCAATATTACTGCCGGTTTATCTACCTCTTCCTGAGAAAACATAAGGCTGCTTCTTCTCACTAATTCTTTTCGCAGTTCATCCAGTGTATCAAAAGTCCCTTCCTCATCCTCACTACCATCTTCCGTTAATTTGACATCACTAAACTCCACCTCACGGGTATATACTAAGGAATAATTATTAATCAGCGGACTGTCTACCCACGGTTCGTCTCCAGCTAACATATAACCATTATAAGCAACCGGTAAAATCCGGGTTATCACTTCATCCATATTGATATTTTCTTTGATGCCAGTGAGGTTCTTCCCAGTTCTGATCGTAGTACCATAATCCCCTCCTGCCCGTTCATTCAGCAGAATATTATAATTATCATAAAGTATTTCTCCTCCCCAGCAATTCAGAAAAGAATTCTCTTCATCCGAAGCCAGAACCTCCATCAAGTTCTTCCGATCCCAACTTGCAGAAGCCGTATTCTTAATATTTGATGTCCCTTTATACTTTGTCCCCTGAGTCAATATATCCAGCACCTGCTGTCCATTTTTAAGCGTTGCAGACTTATCAAGTAAAAACACTTCCTGCGCCGCATCCATAAATATTGGTTTAGCATGAGCAGTTACCTGCTGTTCGGTTACAATCGTATTATATATACGAAATAACTGCCGGCCAGAAACCGGTGTCGGTACACTGAGCACAGCTTCCTTAGTGATTAGCCTCCACACGCCATCACCATCAATTACATGCTCCATTAGCAACTCCCATGTTCCATTCAATTCCATCGACAAGGAACATACAAACGGGAACAGCACCCTGTCCCCGTTTGCATCATAATTGATATTGTTTTGTTTATAAATTTGTATCATATTAATTCACTCCACATCGGAGCGACCTTTAGTTGAAAGCCGCTCGTTATTCCTATTGTATTGCTCCCTGGCATAAGATATAAGTTTTCATAATCACCGGTTATTGCCGTGTTATTCTCAGTACCATCTTGCCGGTATGCAATCTGCAGCTCGGTATTGATAGTCAGATTCTGCCCTACATTCGCCGTTACTTTGTTATCATTAACAATCAGTGTGCAAACTCCTTCCCCTTCTATATAATAGGTTGGATGTGATTCACCATGGGCATTGTACAGACTGCCTCGAATATCCTGAAAAGAATCACCTCCGATAACATATTCACAGGGGTAACAGTAAAAGGTCACAGAAATTGTCCCAAAACGCCCCAGTTCCCGCGTATGGTTCTGAACCACCACCTTTTTAACCAGATAATAATAATCTTCATTATACGAAAAAATCAGCTTATTATCTACTTTTCCCCTAAGCCATTTTTTGCATGCTCTGAGAGCAAGATCCCATTCTCTTTGGGTTGTCGCAAGTATACCAAATGTACAGTTGATTTCTAAGTTACCATAGGACTTATCACCAGTAAATATATCTCCATTACGTCCTGATATGCTAATGCTCTCCTGACGATCCTGAGCATAGGTGAATTCCGGATAATCATAGAAAAATATATTATAGCTTCGTGAAGTGGCCCCATTAAATGCCATATCGTAATTATGCATATGCTCCCACCGCCTTTAAGTTATTTTTTTGTGTTCTGTTGATGTTATCTATGGTGTAATTGTAAATGTCCTTCTTAATTGTTCTACCATCAAAATTTGAGTTCGAGACTACCTGAATCGTTACTCCCTGCAGAATGCCGCCAAAATCAATCACTTGATTCCCACCAGCTTTTGCTCTCGCAGCTTCCTTTGCATACTTCATCGAAATATCATGGGGAATGACCTGCGCACCGTTAGGCAAATATGTGATTTCACCTCTGCCTCCTTCATTCATGACAGCAAAACCACCTTGCCAGTAGTCCGTACCATGTAATAAATAAGGTATTTGTTTAATATTTACACCTGGTATCTTATTAATCAGGCCGATTGCTCCGTTAATTCCGCCAATGACCTTATTCACAAATCCTTTTACTGTACTAACCAATGTTGTTACAGCTGAACCGATTCCCGAGAAAACACTACCGACAAACGAAGTCAATCCGTTCCACGCTGTCTTAATGGCACCGAATACTGTTGTTATAAATTCCTTCACTTTTCCCATTACTGAAGATACAATTGAAAAAATATTATTAAAAATGGTGCCAAATACCGCTGCCAGACTGCTAACCACAGTTTTTACCGCACTGATAATTGTGGAAACCACATTCGATATATTGTTAAATACACCGGAAACTATACCAAATACAATACTAAAGATACCCGAGACAACTTCAATAATACCGCCAATCACTCCAACTACAGTTGCAATTATATTGGCAATAAATGCAATAATCGGGGTTATCACTGCCATAATCGCTGCAATAATCTGACCAATAAATGCAATAATTGGACTAATCACTGAAATTATGCCTGCTATTACATTTGTTACCACTGACAAAATCTCAGTAACAATTGTTATAATCGGACGTATCACCCCCATTACTGCATTTAATATCGTAATAATAGCCGGCATAATTGCTCCGATAATCTCGGTTAATACACCTATAATATTTGTTATTACCGGAAAAAGCGCACTAACCAACTGTTCAATAATCGGCGCTATCGCTACTAAAAGCTGCGCTACAAATTCAACAATCTGTGCTATAATCGGTGCCAGCGACTGTAATATCGAATTCACCAATTCCAGAGCCGCCCCCACTACCGTAGATAAAAGATTTCCAAGTGTTTCTAATATTGGCATAAAGGCTGTGCCTATCGTTTCGAGAGATGCCATAATGCTGTTTCTGAAATCACCATTGGTTGACATCAGATAGGCAAAAGCCGCCGCCAATCCTGCAATTGCTATAACCGCAATACCAACCGGTGAGGAAATCGCAGCTAATGCTTTTGTTATTAGCCCGGTTTCACCGGTAAGACCCTGAAAGCTGGTTTTCAAACCAGACATTTTTTCCGGCAATCCATTAATTTTTTCTGTTAAGTTAGTAATCTTGTCCGGCAATCCTGTAAACGTATCAAACGATTGAGTAATTAATGCTCCTGCATTAGAAACAACACTTGCTGCGCTTTCAAAAGGACCGCCTAAACTAGAAATAAGTGATTTGGCTGATGACGTTTTTGCTGTAAATGATTCCAGTGCATTGGATGCGTTTGATAATGCTGTGGTGAAGCTGCCGGCATCCCCGGTAATAATTGTATCAATTTGATAATTCGCCATTATCCTCTCCTCCTTCCTTCTTTATTTTTGGACTACTAAGACCATTCGCTTTATATAATTTTTCAACCCACGTTTTTCCTTCTTTTTCTTCTACCTGATTCATGATTTCCAGATTCTCATCCACCATTTCCTGATTTACTTTTTTGGCTTTCTTCTGCCAAAGATCTCTGAATTTACTTCCTTTTTTCCTCAGTGCATTTGAAACCGCATTAAGCACCGCGTTCCGCAAATGGGTCGTATCCGATACGATCTTATTCTCCCAGGCCTTATAAATAAAAGCCATATCGCGCGGTGTAAGGGCTTCATAATCCGCCTTTGTGTAGCCAAAATTGACTGCAAAAAAGGCAAAGGCCATATCACGCTGATATGGCCTTGCCTCCTCTGGATATTCCGTATCCGTATCGGTTTCAAAATATTCGAAGTCAATTAATCGGCTTGGAAGAAAAAAGGACAGTCCTCCTGAAGTGTTTCCAGAATGGCCGCCGTTACTTTCGGCAGGCCGTTCTCCTGAATCAATAGCTCTGCATGCTTCATGCCTTCTTTGGGTGATACAAAGGTATCAGCCCCCTTTTCTTTCAATGCATAAGAAAAGATTGATTCAATCTCGCTGATTGAGAGAGCTCCTTTACTTTGAATAAATATACCGAATAGCGGTTTCCCCATAACCCTTTCGATCAGGTCAATTCTTTTTAAATTAAACTTTAATTCATATTCTTTTCCATTTACTTCAAACATTTCTAACCTCCTCTTATTCGTCTTCTGCCGGATTTGCAACCAGGTCAACCAATGCTCCCATTCCTTCAAATGAAATGGAATATGTAACCGCATCATCATATGGTGCTTCGATCGGATAATCGGTGATAACCGCCAGGCCGCCGAACATACCCGCCTTCGTCTTATTGTTGATTACCTTCAGACATACCGGTTCGCCTTTATCAAAAGCTGCTGATAAAGTACTATGACTTACATCATCCGGCACATAAAGACCGTCATTGTCAATACTCCATTCTTTCGTACCGGCAATCTTTGACTTCCAACCACCCATTGTGTCTTTAGAAGTAATTTCAACCGATTCCGAAGACCGATTGATGGTCAGCCCCCGCTGCCCTGAAATAGCCAGCAGTTCTGAACCATCTGCGTTAAATACACCCAGCAGAATATCCTTTCCTGCTAAAGCCTTTCCTGTTGCTGTGTTTAAATTCTCAAATGCCATTATGATTTCCTCCTGATTTTAATTGGTGCAGCATACTACAAAATTGTAGATTGCTACAGTCCGCGTTTCTTTGAATTCTTCAATTTCTAATTTTTGAATGCCATTGCTTTGCTGTAAGAACAGGTCAAAACCTTCCGGCAATTCAATCCCCTGCCCCAGAGCTTCTTCAAGCCGGTGCAGCATATCATAGATAGGTGCCATCGATTGGTTATTTATGGGCATTGCATGAAACCTCACTACAAAGCTGTCCCGCCGAATCGTTTTACTGTATAATGGCGTCTTCTCGATAATCTCCACATAATAATAGGGATCCTGGGGTGCTGCCGGAATAGCATTATAACACTGAATTCCGGTATTGGTTTCAACATTTGCCGTGACCGCATTCATCATTTCGGCCAGACTTATTGATTTGAACATGCTGTCCCCTTTCTGATCATATCAATTAAGAGCTCTGTGAATATCTGCTTGCTGCGCAGCTGATTTATTTCTTTTTGCATATCTTCACATTGCACACTTAATGATTTATTTATTTTATCTAACCGCTGGTTTTCCGCTGCCATTTTCCGGATTTTTTTCTGCCAGCGGGCAAACTTGCGGTTAAGTATACAGTTCACATCATCATCGGTATATTTCTTTTCCATTTTACGCTCTCCTTCATTTACATATGTAATTATCCACAGCTTTTTCGATGTTCCGCGCCTGCATCACCATAGCTTTTTATGCCTTCCATGCCTGGGCAAAAGATATATCTTTTCTTTGTTCATTGTAATCATATCAAACCTTAATAGTCTCATTCCATCACATCTTGAAATTCTTAATTGCTTTCGCGTGAATCCGGTGTATATGCTGCCAGCTATAACCCATATCGGAACAAATTTCTTCCCATTTTTTACACTTTATATAACGTTCAAAAAGCACTTGTTTTTCCAGTTCATCAGTCTGTCCCTCAATGTCACTGCAGATTTTTTCAAAGATAATCAGCCGATTATAACGAAGTTTATAGTATTCATTTACCAATTCATCTAACTTAGCAGCATAATCTGATAAATCTTTTTTTTCATTGCTTCTTGGCATGCCATCATAGAACGAGGCTGGAAAGAGTTTTAAAGAACGCAATTCTTTTATCTTATAATCCAGACGTTCAAGTTCTAATCTTATGTTTTGGTACTGCTCCAAATATTGCTTTTTATCTGTATTATTTCCTGTCGGATCAGCTTTTTTCAAATTTATCCCTCCTCAAAATCCCAGTATCAACTTATCTTTGTTTCGTTTAGTTGATTTTAATTCATCTGAATTTGTTTTTTAGTTCAAATGTTGATTTTAATTCAACTACAGTTATAATATCTCATTGTTGATTTAAAGTCAACTATTTTTTATTTTTGTTGAATTAAATTCATTTTTGTGATATGCTTTTATATAAACGGAGGTGCCAATATGTATACGATGTCTGAAAGAATAAAAAAATTAAGATGTGATCTGTCATGGTCCCAGGAAGAGCTGGCAAAAAGAGTTGGCTATGCGGATAAAACATCAATTGCTAAAATAGAAGCCGGAAAAGTAGATGTTCCGCAGAGCAAGATCATAGCATTTGCCAAAGCACTGAACACTACTACTTCATACCTGTTAGAAGGGGATATGGCTGACTTCCCCACTATTATCGCCGCCCACCTCGATACCTCAGATTTAACCGAAGCCGAGTTAGAAGATGTTGCAGATTATATTGAATTTATTAAAAACAAAAGAAAAAAGTAGTCCCATTTATTACCCACTATTTTCCATATAATAGAAGAAAAGCCGAGGTGATAAGATGTATAAATATGAGAAATTATTGGACGAAGCCCATAAAAGCAATGTTTCCGTCGATGAAAACTTCCGGTTTAAAGGAAAAACATCCGGCCTTTATATCGACGGAAATATTGCTTTATCAGATAAATTAGATACGAACGCCGCAAAAGCCTGTGTACTGGCTGAGGAATTGGGGCATCATCATACTAGCGCCGGCAATATCCTCGACCTGTCCGATTCCGGGAACCGCAAGCAGGAACACCAAGCCAGGCTCTGGGCATACGATCATCAGATCGGCTTGAATAATATAATCAAAGCATATGAGCATGGATGCCGTAATCGATATGAAGTAGCCGAATATTTGGAAATTACAGAAGAATTTTTGGAAGAGGCTATTATAATTTATCGGGAAAAATACGGTGTATGCACCGTCATTGGCAAGTATTGTATAATGTTTATTCCCCAATTGACCGTGGGAAAGATGTTTTAA